TATGAGGCCGAACCAGAGGCGACTTTGGTGTTTGTGTTGGCAACCTGCCCAGTGAGCGCAAGCGCGCCTGTGCCTGCCGCCATTGTGACGCCGAAGAAGCTCGCCTGACCCGTAAGGGAAAAGCTCGCATCGCCAGCAGACATAGGGAAGTTGACGCCAATGTCCTGCCCGTCCAGCGCAAATTGGCCAATGCCAGCAACCTTGCGGGTTGTGTCAGTGACCTGTTGTGCAGCAATCAAGTATGTACCCTGCTGCGCAATTACCTTCGCATCAAACCGGAAGCCGATGTCAGGAGTGACCGAACTGAAGGCACCAGCCTCAGCCGCAATGTTAAACTGTGCCGCGACTGTGGCGTCTTGTAAGTTAAGGTTGAAGCCACCATCGTCAACAATGAAGTTGTCACGAATGGTAAGCGCAACGTCCTGACCAGCAAGGCTGAACGTGCCACTGTCTACGGATAGGTTGTATTGCCTTACACCACTGTCTGCTAATGGCGTGGCTGCTAATGGTGTAAAGCCGAGCATGACCGCTCCTTATGGTTTAGTGGGCCAAGTTATATCAAACGGGAAGCCTTCTTGATCCGTTACATCACGCAGGGCTTGACGGTAAGCAGCCATCTCTGACGACATAGTAACGTCTGACAGGGCCATCCAATCAGTCTTAGCTAACCAGCCGTCTCGCAGTGTTCGTGCCTTTGTGGCCCACTCCTCATACCGTTGCTCTGCTTCTTTTGGCGTCATATCTTCAACAGCGTAAACCTGCGTCCACCGCCCATCAACCAGAACTGCATCCTTTTCAACACGTTTCTGGGTGGCAATGTCGAAGTATGGTGGTGTGACGATTTTCAACTTGTAAACACCAAGCATCTCGGCCCGATCAGCACTGAGATTGCGGGCAAGGCAATAGTTGTTCTCGTCCCATTGGGTCGGCTCTGTGTCCATCACATGCCGCTCAAACACACCATTTCTTGACTGCACGTATCTCACTTCTCAGCCTCCTTCTGCTTACGTTCACGGGTGACATACTCCACTGCCCTCGCATAGGCGTCTTGGTCATCAACCTGCGCCCACAATGCTGAAAGAACTGCCAGAACGCTTTCCATTTGGTCGGAAACTTCCGCAATGCGGTTGACTAAATCGTCCTTAAACTCACAGTCAGGCATACTTGCAGCCATATGTTCAAAGTTCCTGCGGTCAAAGTCGTAATGAAAATACTCTGCCTCACGACCATAAATGGCATTGGCAAGGTGGCGATATTTGTAGTCAGTGTCCAATTGGGTATATTTCATTTTATCCTCAAGATTTAAAAGCAACAGCGTTAGCCTCTAGTGTAGGTACAGTGGAAGGGTTACTAAACTTACCACCAAAACCAGAACCAGACCATTGGTATACGTTAATGTAAGGGGATGCATAATAGGCAACAGCAAGAGACTCCCCCGTAGGAGAAAACGCAACGCCATAACCCCCACCAGTAGGCGCTGTAGCTGGGTTACTAAACTTAGTACCAAATCCAGAACCAGACCAAGGATAAGCATAAATATAAGGGCTAAAACTAGCGGCGACAGCAATAGCATCACCCGCAGGAGAAAAAGCTACAGACTTCCCACCAAAAAATGGCGTGGAAGCTGGGTCACTAAACTTAGTACCAAAACCAGAACCAGACCAAGGGTATGCGCTAACGTAAGAACCGCTATCGTGTGCAACTGCAATAGCATCGCCTGCAGGAGAAAAAGCTACACCTCGACCATCTCCTCCGGGTAAAGTGGAGGGAGAACTAAACTTAGTCCCAAATCCAGTGGATGAAGACCACGGATAAGCACTAACACGATCAAGATTAGCGTGGGCAACTGCAATAGCATCGCCTGCAGGAGAAAAAGCTACGTCAAAAGCACTGTTACTAAAATTAGACGGTAAAGTGGAGGGGTTACTAAACTTACTACCAAAACCAGAACTAGACCATTGATATGCGCTAATGTAAGGCGAACTAGTGTGAGCAACTGCAATAGCATCACCCGAAGGGGAAAAAGCTACAGCACGACCTGTGTTAGACGGTAAAGTGGAGGGGTTACTAAATTTAGTACCAAAGCCAGTGCTGTCACTCCAAGGATAAGCAGTAACGTAAGGACTACTTGAGTGGGCAACTGCAATAGCATCACCCGTAGGAGAAAAATCAACACCACGACCAGAAAGTGATCCGGGTAAGGTGCTCGGATTGCTGAATTTAGTACCAAAGCCAGTACTATCACCCCAAGGATAAGCAGTAATATAAGGACTTCCAGCATGAGCGACAGCAATTGCATAAACAGGGCCAGTAGGCTCAATGTCGGTTTGATAGAGATAGTACCCTATCCACTTGGTGGCAGATACTTTAATACAGTAAAGCGTATTGCCAGCATCGACAAACACACTTCCCGTAGTGCTTTTGTTAGTGACTAGCGTGTCGCTTGTAATGTCCACTTTAATGAAGTTGTTTCCACCATTCTCCTGCGTAAACAGGACGACAGTCCCAACAGGGAACGCTACACTGCTGTTCGCAGGGATTGTAAACGTGCGTGTAGAGGAATCAGACGCAGGGTGGAATATTTGTTTTCCTGCGTCAGCTAATACAAGCGTGTAGTCTGCCGACTTTGACTCTTGTGGATACTGAACAGCAGATGTTGGGGCTGCTGCACTCGTCCAAGTCGTACCATTACTCGTTAGCACGTTACCACTTGTGCTTGGCGCAACCGCTTGGAATGCAGATGTACCATTGCCAAGCAATACGTTGTTGGCTGTAAACGAGGAAGCCCCCGTACCGCCATTAGAGACAGACAGGTCAGTACCAGACCAATCAGCATCACTGATGGATAAAGAGCCACCAAGCGAAAGATTGCCACTTGTTGTGACTGTACCTGATAAAGACAAACCATTGACTGACCCTGTGCCGCCAACAGATGTAACTGTACCTGTGTTGGTGGTGTAACCAGAGTTATTAGTCAGAAGGCTGACATTATCACCAGACTGCAAAGCACTATCAGCCAGCGAACCCTGTGCGGCCGTAGCATAATCTGCACTGTCAAACGCTTTGACCTGAGCAAGGTTAGTGACCTCACTGTCCATCAGTGCGCCAGCAGCAGTCACGTTGGTCGTGTCGGTTACGTCAGCACTTGCTTCAATGCCAGCCAGCTTGGAGATGTCCCCAGCCGTGGTAAACTTGTTAGTGGTAGCAGCATCACTGATGTCATCTGCATCAAGAACGACGGCACCCGTCTGGGTGTTTACGCTATCTACAGTGTTGACTTCAGCACCCGCAGCAATGCCATCCAGCTTAGTCTTGTCGCCATCGACAAAAGCACCCTCAGACGGTGGCTGTTGGATGTCGCCAGCCGCAGCCGTGAGAAACACAGTTGCAGTACCAGTTAAGCTGATCTTAGCGTCCGCATTGCTGCTCTCAACGACTGTACGAGATAGGGTTGTGCCAGACGCTGTATATACGCCTGTGCCGATCTCCCAGTTCTCGCCGTCTTCGATAGTGTAGCGGACAGTTTGACCATCCGTTACACCTGCGTCAGCAAAGGTCTGATAGCCACTCTCAGCAGAGCCAAGGGCGATTGTGCCCGTACCAGTTGTGGCTGTTGATACTTTTGCTCTGTTTGCGAGAGTGACCATTCAGATATTCCTTTAAGCGATTTGCAAGACACCGTTTGCGGCAGAGAAGTCCACTGTGAGACTGTCGCCATCGTTGAGCGTCAAAGACGAACCGTAATCGTAATATCCGATCAAGGCGTCAGCAGGCGTCGCCACTGTGTCGTTGTAAATGTAGACATAGCGGAATGGGCCAGTTGAACCACCTGAAGATGTCAGCGTGATGTCAGCAAGAACCAACTTGTATGTGCCACCAGTTTGCGCAGATGACGATGTGGTCACATTGCGCGATGAAAGGTTGGTGTAAGCAATCTCAGTCACGTTTGCCAATACACCATTGCCATCAGTGGCAGGGTTGCTTGACTCAGATGCGGGTGCAGTGTTGGACAAGGCGACAACGATCTGATCGCTTTCCAAGTCCATATTGTGAACAGCATTCTGAACAAAATCGTTCACTTTATTAAAAGTCGCCATGATCGGCCTCCGGGAGTTATGTTAGCATATGCCCATGCAATATAGCACAAAGGTTTGAAGTAGTAAATCAAGACGGTTTTTCTGGAAAGACTGCATTGAGTGGATCATTCGTGCTGCCAGGCAAGTCCCGAAGGAGCTGTCGGTAAGCAGCCCATGCAGCTTGATCTACAGGTGCATCAGGTGCTTGTGTCCAATCTGTTTCAGATAGCATCTTGTTTCTGACCTGACGAAGCCTACTCAACACCTTTTTAGCCTCATAAGCATCAATATCAGTATCAGACTTGCGAACTGCGGCACCATCAACAACCCTGTAGTGAGTGCTGAAAAACTCACCCTCAACATAAGCCTCACCATCAGATATATTTTCAACAACACTATCCGAATTGGAAGTGTAAAAGCTGCCAAGTATTTCACCAGTGGAGGCGCTGTATTTAGTGATTACAATCATCGTTTCCTCGCCAGAAGTTGAAAGCTAAGATAAT